ATAATCATTTACAATCACGGTATGTATAAGATAAATGAAATATTTGCACAAATCGGTTATATAAATCCAGGCATCAATGCATAACAAAACCAATAAATTTTTTTCTCGTAGTAAGGACCTTTATCGCTCATTACCTCGTTCCTTTTCTTAGTTGTTTATCAGTTAGGTTGGTAAGGGTCCAAAAATTATTAAAATACGGCTATATTTGTGGATAATAATGTAACACCATACATAATCCACCTTGAGGCAATCAGATATCCAATGTATATTTGAGTAGTTAGGCAAGGGTCAACTGACTGAGCAAACCTATGCTAATCAAGATACTTATACAAGCGAAAACGCAGGTGTATCATATAAGTATTGTGGGGGGATAGCTTCCCTATGCGTAATCCCACTATAGACGTATTTTAATATGTTTAATCAAGATAGAAAACATCAATAAAATAGTAGAGGAGAATGATTATGTCTAAACCTTATCATCAGTATTATAATGAGATACAAGATACTGATAGACGTAAAAGTATCGCTGTTCTAAGAGCATATAAACATTATAGACAAGAAACATTGTTAGGTCGTATTGCAGTTAGAATGGATAGTTTAATTGATTTACTAAGAAGGAGGACTTAGTATGGGATTCGATTTAATAGCAAAAAAACCAAGCTCAGAACAATATAGCGATTTTCGATTTAATGTCTGGGGATGGAGATTACCTTGGAACTATATTTGTCATTTTGCACACGATGAATTACTCAAAAATAAAAAACCAGTAATTATAGATGAATCTATATGTAAAGGTGGCGGATATAATGACGGAACTACAGTTTCAAGTGAACAAGCAAAAAAGATAGCAGAAATTATCTTTAAACACGATAAAGATGGTACGCTGGACGAATTGGAAGACTCAAATAGAAATGATAGACTTGAAGCAAATAAAATTAATAAAGAACTAGAAAAAAAGATGGATAAGTTAAAACAAGAAGTAGAAAAAGAAACTGGAAAGTCTGGACTTGCTCCTATAAACTATCCAAAGAAATTTCGAGTAAAGTATGATGAGTTATCAAATCAAAGAGATTGGCGTTCTTATTATGGATTTAATAAAGAAAGTATGTTATCATTTGCAGAGTTTATGAAACAATCTGGAGGGTTTGAAATATGGTAAATAAACAAAGCCAAAAATATCGCATCTTAAGGCACTTAAAAAAACATAGACGCATCACATCAATGGAGGCGTTTAGAAAATTTAATGCTACAAGACTTAGTGGTATTATATACAATCTTAGAGAAGATGGATTTAACATTAATACAGAGCGTATTGTTAAAAATGGAAAATCGTTTGGACGATATTATCTAATTGAAAACGATACAAATGAATCATTGTTACATCAATATTTCTTACAAGATTGGGCAGTAATTAATGGTTAGCACTCTACTTGTTTTACTTGGTGCGTAAACAAAAGGTTGGGGTATATTCTTAGTGGATATACCTTGACTTTTTCTATTGATATTGCTATATTTAGAAACATTTCTAGGAGGAAATATATGATAGATATTCCAAAAATATATAACGATTATTTACAACAAAAAAACAAAGAAAATCGTGAAAAGTACAAAGATTACCAAGGGTGGTTTAGTGCTAGTAGCGCAGGTAGTTGTTATAGAAAGCAGTTGCATAGGCAACAAGATTTAACGTTAGAGCCTTTAGAAGAAAAAAGTGCAAGACTTTTAAGATTAGGAACTCTAATACACGCAGACTTTGAACAGGCGTTAAAAGATTGGGACATACAAGAACATATAGATAAACCTGATGAGGTACAAATATTTACAGAACATAGAATAGAGATACCTGAACTAAATGTAATGGGTCATCTAGATATTGGTGTTGTCAATCGTGAAGGTGAAATGATACACGTATATGATATCAAAACCGCAGGTGCTTGGAAATGGCGTATGAAGTTTGGTAGAAATCCAGACAAGAGTCCTAGTACAAATTATGAGTTACAGTTAGCTACATATGCTATAGGACTAGGTAACCAAGAAGATATAACTGATGTGAGATTATCCATTATGTGGTATAATAAAGATAATTCACAAATGAAAGAAGAGCCAATTTCTAATATGTATATGGAAGCGGCTTTCGACTATTGGACAGATTTAAACGAAACAAGCGATAATATAAAGGGTGAGGCAGAAATGCTAGACCCTGGAAGTGAAAATGTTCCCGTATATAATTGGGAATGTAAATATTGTGAGTTCCAAGGAAAATATTGTCCTGGATTATATAATATTTAAACACTAGAAAGGAGGAAATCTAGTGGAAGAAGTAACAATACAAGAATGTAGTATTTGTCATCAAGATATAGATAAACAAATACTATCAAGGATAAATCCATCTACAGGAGTAGAAATAAGAGATGTATACTGGACGGAGGGACACAACGCTGAACCAGTTACAGATGGTAGATGTTGTACAAGTTGTAATAATGATGTTGTAGTGCCTGAACGCATTAGAAGACTTCAGGTGGAGAATGCATATGACGCTTGATACATATAAAAATCCTATAAATTGTTGTCTTTGTGGAGAAAAACTAGGAAACCCTTATGGATTCAATGCAGAGCCAATAAAAAATGGAAGATGCTGTGCAGTATGTAATTACCAAGCAGTATTACCAACACGACTAAAACTATTCGTAAATCAAATAAAGAAAGAAGGTAAACACGATGGCAAACGTAAATAGTAAAACTTTTGGAGATGTAGTTGTTTATGAAAGTGAATGGCGTTCATTTCTAGAAGTGCAGAAGTCTGGAAATCATAATATGATGAGTCCAGCAGCAAGAGTAGAAGGAGGTTGCGACAAGGAAACTTGGTTTGCAATGCTATCTAATTATGAAACACTTGAAAAAGAATGGGGTAACAATGAAACAGAATAACGTATTTGAAGTACTAAGTAAAATAGACGTCAAAGAACACATTGAGAAGAAAGGTAATTTTAGCTATCTTTCTTGGGCTTGGGCTGTAAGAGTATTACTACAGCACTTTCCAGAAGCAACTTGGCAAGTACATACTTTCTTTGATAACAGCGTAGAAACACCTTATATGCGTACTGAAGCTGGTGCATTTGTACAAGTATCAGTAGATGTAGAAGGAATACGAAGAACCCAAGTACACCCAGTATTAGACCATACAAATAAAACTGTATTAGAACCTAATGCTTTTCAAATAAACACAGCAATACAACGTTGTTTAGCAAAAGCAATAGCACTACATGGATTAGGATTGTATATCTATGCTGGTGAAGATTTGCCAACAGCTCCTGATAAATTAAATAAAGAGCAATATGAATCAATCTTTGGATTGTTGAAAATAATTGACGATAAAGAGTTAGAGGCAAAAGTAATTGAACAAATTGGTGATGAAACTATCAATGACGCTAACTTTAAAGCGGCGTATGCAAAACTTAAACGCAAAGCTGATAAGGTAGGTGCAAAATGAAATTAGAAGATATCAACAATAAAGACGATTATAGAGATGATATATACAAACTGCACACAAAGTATACAATAGGTGTAAACGACGGCAAAGAGTTTCGTGAAGCTACGTTTACTGGTACTAAGTTATATCATGGTAAACCTATGTTAACTTTTGTGATGAAAACAACTGATAAATGGGCAAGAAATAATCATCTTAACTTAAATATTAATCAAAGTTATCTATCCTATGCGATAGAAGAGCCTATGGAGGATAAAAAAAATGGGTAAATTTACTCGTGAAGACGCAAAAGCGATGCTAGATGCTGGGAAAATAGACCAAGAAACTTTTGACGAAATGGAAAAAGATGGTGCGTTTTCTAATTCTAGAAGAACTACAACACGCTTTATTGAAACAGCAGATGGAACTTGGGTTTCTCCAAGACTCTATTTTGATGGATTAGGTAAAGCAGAATACAGCGAAAAAATGCTTGAATTAAAAACAAAGGTAAATTCTTTATTTGAAGAATATACCACAACTAAAACTGGAGACACTAAATGAAACCAATAGAAAATGCGATATACAATGAAAGTAAAAACACATATAAACCAATACCTGAAGGTACATATCCAGCTCATATTAGCAAGTTTGAGTCAAAAGAATATAATGGTGCATATGTATTTAATGTAACTTTTAAAGTAGCAGAAGAAGCCAAAGATATTGAGTTTGCTGAACAGCAAAAAGATAACAATGGTAACTTAGTACCAACAGGTGCTAGTGTTACTGGACAACAAGCTGTAGGCAAGGAATATCGTACTGATAAAGGTATATGGTTAACACCAAACTTATCTGAAGAAGATTCTTGGAAAAACAAACGTTATGCTGAGTTTTTTGCAAGTATTGGTATGGCTTTTGGTAAAGACGACAATGGTAATATGCAATTACAAATGGTTGAAGAAGCTGATGTAATGGGTTTACCTTGTTTAGTTCAGTTAGTCAATACTGAGTTCAAAAATGCAGATGGCGAAACTCGTTCATCACTTAAAGTAGGTAAAGTACATAAGTGGGAAGACGGAGAACGCATTAGTTCTGATGAATTGGAAGCAGATGACTTACCATTCTAATTACTAGACAACGGGGTCGGTGAACTGTAATCAATTGATTATCTTCATATATAACAGACCCCAAGTCTAATATTAAAGAGAGCTTCTATGGTAGCGAAACTCCACATAAACAATGAAATAAATCTGATGGATTCATTTATCTCTTTGAAATATAATGTAAAAAATGTAATTTATATGAGGGTTCAACGTATTGAGATTAACCAGGATATTCCTGGTCATGTAAATACTGGTATGGCTACTTAGAGCCCTCGTATAAAAGGAGGAATTTTGGATAAACTTAAACAAGCACAAGAATTGTTGCGTATAAATACTGTTTGGAACAAAATTATTGAAGAAATAAAAAATACTTTAGAAATTAGTTCCAGCGAAAAAGATATAATAGATGATATTGTGCAAAGAACTTGGGCTGAGGAAAAAGAAAATGAACGAAGCAGTAATAACAATTAAATTAAGCGATAGTGAAGTAAACTTACTTACAGAATGCTTAACAAACACCACCTTAAATGGTGAACACAAACAACCAATTAAAAAACTAACAGATGATTTCTTAGTAATACAAGAACTTGTAAAGACTGAAAGAAGAAAACGTCAATTATTAGATAGTAGAAAATCAATGGATTTATCAATTGTAAATCCTAATTGTGAGGTATGCGATGACTGAATGGAAACCAGTTCCAAAAAAAGGATTAGTATATTTAAAAGACTTACCAATTGGAAGTAAATGTGAAGTAAATGGTCTTACCGTAATGTTAGTAGATAAGGGAATTAATTGCGATGTAGTTATTTTGAGTAAAATAAATAATGAGTGGTATAATATGCACGAATCTTATTATAGCGGTAAACATACTTGGTCTAATAAAACCGAAGTAAAACCATTATGAAATGTGAATGTTGTGGACATATTAACGGAAGAAAATATAATCCACAAAGAAGAATTATCGAACTAATAGAAGCAAGAAAACATAACGAAAAATTAAAAAATGTTATACGCTTAATTAGAAAAGAGATACCTTCTGATAAAGATAACCAGAAAACATTTTATTTCTTACAGGCAATATCAAAGATACCTGATGATGCAGTTGAAAAGGTTATACATAATTATATAACAGATGAACACGCATATAAAGGCAAAGGATTTGCTTATTTGCAAAGAATGATTATTGATGGATACGCAAATAGAACTAAGATGTTAGAAAATGAAATTAAACGTTTTGGTAAAACACCAAAAAGAGTAAAAGTAGAAAGAGGAGAGTATAAAAATGTCTATAGTAGCAATGGAAGAAACCCTATTTCCAGTTAAAGAAGTTCCAGCGACATTTATGAAAGCTGAAGGAAAGAAAAGAACTTTAGTAACTGGTACAGGTCATAAATTCATCATAAGAGAAGATACAGGAGATGTATTATCTTGTATGACTGAAGAATATAAAGTTGTTGATAATAGGTCAGTTGTCAACAAAGTTCAAAAAGTATTAAGAGGTACACAAACAGAACTCGTAGAAGCCAAAACATTTTCTGGTGGACAACGTGCTATCTGGAAGTGGAACTTTCCTAAAACTGAAGTAAAAGTAAACAAAGGCGATTTAATTAATCCACAATTAATTGTTTCTAATAGTTATGATGGTAGCACATCAGTTAATATTATGGGTGGTGCATTTAGATTGGTTTGTTTAAATGGTTTAACTATTGGTAATGTATTGACTAGTAAAAAAGCAGTACATAAAAATAGTAACACTAGTATTGACCAATTAGAAGATAATATTTCTCGAACAGTAAGTATGTTAGTGGAAATCTTTGAAACAGAATTTCCTAATTTGATTAATACCAAGTTAAAGAAAAGACATATTATTGAAATGAGTAAACTTATGCCAAGTGTATACCTTGAAGAGTTTACTAGATATGTTTTGAATAACGATATGAATAATTATTGGGATTTATTGAATGCGGCTACATTTGTATCCACACATTCTACAAATCGTGATAGAGAATCTGTTCATATTATGGAGAATCAGATATATCCTACAATAACAAAATTAGCAAGAGCATAGGTTCCTAAAATGCATAAGGTCCCTGAGATTAGACCACTTGATAAAGACTAGCTACTGTACAGAAGTCGTATAGAGAACGTAGCACGACACTCTTTACAAAGTCTATTCTCTTGCTAGTAATTTGGGCGGTGATGGATTAGCCAGTAGACTCTAGAGTTTATAAACCGCCTAAATAACCAGGGTAGTATGTAAAGCCGTCACCGTGAGGTATTACTACCCTAAACCTTTGGAGATAAAATGAAATTAAATAGTAGAGAACAAGCGTGGCAACGTAGAAATGAAGGAACATTGAAAAAAGAATCGCATCCTTCATATAAGAAAATGCAAACAAAAAAAACCTTTGAAGAAAGACTAAAAAACTTTAAATTTGTAGACCCGTGGAGTGAGGAGGGTCTTAAAATAGCTGAAGAAAATGCACAAAAGTACGGACGTGCTTGGTGGATATTTCAAGGTTTACCTAGAAAATATGGAGCTACTTATCAATCTACTTGGATTGAACAATTTAGAGTAGAACACGTAGAGGAGGATGTATGACAAGTAAATTTGTATGTAAATCTTGTAAAAGCGAAAATGTTTCTCAAAGTGCTTGGGTAAATATTAATACAGAAAAACTTGTAGATTTTGTAGACGATAGCAGTTATTGGTGTGATAGTTGTCAAGAAGAAACAAGTCCAGAAAAAATATTTGATTGGAGAGAAGCTGAGTTTTATGAAGATGGTGTAGATAAATATCCTATCTCATATACACCAACGAAACAAGAAATACAAGATACAACACCTAATACTAGTTTTAGTATTAAACACGAAGGACATTTGAACAAAAATAATATAATTTTTCATACTAATAAATATCAAAAAATAGTAGAAAAAATAAAAAAAGTTGATGATAAATTAAAAAATGCTTGGAAGAAAAATAATGAAAGTAATAGATGATATTGGGCAAATTTACGACCCAACAAAAGTAAATGAAGATAAAAATATAGATACATTAATAAACGAACTTGAATTAAAAATCAAAAATCAAGGTATAATTACAAATGCAAGAGATGAGGAATTATTAAGTAATTTAAAGTCTATAAAAAATAATGAAAAGTGAGGAAAAAATGGAAAATAAAATGGAATTTGTATCTATTAAACTAAATTATAGAACAGATGAAAACGGAATTAGAATATACGATTATGATGAAATGAGAAATCAATTTGAACAGCATATGTTACAATGTGCGGCTAATACACAGGGTGATTTAGATGGTTGGTCTGATAGACAGGCAGATTATGCTATGGATAATATGACGGCTGATGAAGCATTCTTACACGCAAAGGAAATATTCTAATGATAAAAAGAGTCAATCGTAAATCTATGTTAATAAGAGAATCTGGTAGAAGTAGTGATTTTATTACACCTAGTTTTGGATACGGTTGCTTATTTAAATGTAATTATTGTTATATGAGAAGACACGTAAAGTCTGGTGTAACGATTGCTGATAATACAGATGATATAATAAAAGCTATTATACAACACAGTATTACACTACCTTATCCAAAAACACCAAATCAAACACACGAAACATATTATACATATGATTTTAGTTGCAATGAAGATTATGTATTACACGCAAAGTATCACGATTGGAAAAAGTTGTTTGGTATATTTAAACACAACAAACAGATTATGGGTACTGCAGCAACAAAATATGTAAACAATGACTTATTATCTTTCAACCCTTTACAGAAAGTTCGTATTAGATTTAGTCTAATGCCACAAGAGTTGTCTGATAAACTAGAACCAGGAACAAGTAAAATTATAGATAGGATAAAAGCTATTAATGATTTTATAGAAGCTGGTTATGATGTACACGTAAATTACTCACCAATAATAGTATATGAAAATTCTAAAAAAGCATATGCAGAATTATTTGACTTAGTAGATACGCACGTACATAACTTGTTTAAGCATAAAGTAAAGGCAGAATGCATTTTCTTAACCCACAACGAAGATATGCATAAGTTTAATCTTACAGAAGGCATAGAAGGCGAAAACTTATTATGGAGAAGTGAATTGCAAGAAGCTAAAACAAGTCAATATGGAGGTCGTAATATCAGATATAAACACGATATTAAAAGACATTATATAAACGCATTTCGTAATGCTATGAAACGACACGTTCCGTGGCAAGAAATAAGATACATATTTTAGGAGGAAAATATGGAAGAAACATTAAAACAAAAATACGATAGAACTAAAATGTGGTATGATTCAGCACAGAAATTACTTATGGGTAGAACTATTGAAAATGTATGGTGGCAAGAATGGGATGAAGACTATCCAGAAGAAGGAACTGGATTAGTATTTGTTACAGACAAAGGTGATGCATTCTTTGTAGGAATGGATGATGAAGGTAATGGTCCAGGTGCTTTACACATTGGTATGGATGAAAAACGTAGAAAACAATTCAAGAAAGAAAAATTAGTTAGTTCTTGTTTACCAGTAGGTGTAGAAAGCAATTCATCATATAGAAAAATGTGGTTAGAACTTCATGGTTTAGATAATAAAAGCTGGGATGAATCTGGTCATACTGAACTAGAAGAGGTTAAAGATGATAATTGAAAAAGATATGGTAGGACTAAAGACAAAAAGTGATAATCCAAAACATATATCTGAAGTAATATCTTATATAATAGATAACACTGATTTAAATACTTGTGATGAATGTGGTGTATTAGAATATTCAGATGATTTGAATTGGTGGGAATATATGAACGAAAAAGACCAAATGTTTTGGAGTCAACACAAAAGCGGTGATGCTTTATGTGATAACTGTTGGAGGGATTAATGATTAAGAAATATACATATGAAGAACTAATTGATACATCACAAGGAGATTATCCTTGGTGGACTACAGGTGAAACTCACGACGAAAGAATGTTTTATACAGCAGTTCATCATCAAATGATGGCTAATATGTGTTTAAATAATGAATATCATCCAGATTATGCTGGTGGGGTTATAGATAAATTTGTGTACAAATATTATGAAAATGCACACGATTTAATATATTGGAAAAGAAATGAAAGATGATTGTCCAACTATATTTCCATATTACGGAGGTAAGTTTTCTTTATCAAGACGACTTGTTACTATGCTACATAGTCATAAACGATATATTGAAGTATTTCTTGGTGGTGGGAGTATGTTCTTCCGCAAAAACAAAGCGCAAATAAATATATTAAATGACTTGCATAATGATATAATTAATTTGTATATTTCAGTTGCGGAGGATTTCGATAAATTTAGATACTATTGTAAACACATTTTGTTATCTAGAACTCTTCACGAAAACTTTAGAAAAGAGATACACAACACAACACTAACACAATATCCAGATTATAAAAGAGCGGCATCATACTTCTTTGTACTGAAAACTGCTTTTAACAAGAACCCATATTTGCCATTATCAAATGCGGCTAAATGGAATGATGCTATACTGGATGGCTTAGAAGCAAGTAGAAAAAAACTAAATGATGTATTTATTGAAAATATGGATTTTAGAAAGTTAATTGACAAGTATAAACCAAATAAAGATGATATGTGGTATCTAGACCCACCTTATTGGGCGGCTACAGATAGAAATGATTATTACATACATTCGTTTACAGAGCAAGACCATATAGACTTAAAACAAATCTGCGACAATATAGATAAAGGCGGGGGAAAGTTTATGGTATCTTATGATGATAGACCTGAGATTTGGGAAATGTATAGATATTACAATATTGATACAATATCAATTAAATATGCTGGTCAATTACATAGCGATGAAGAAAAGAATGAAATCGTGATTACAAATTATATACCAAAAAGACAACAACAAAGCTTATTTGATGATTAGGAGGAAATATGTCTGATAAGAAAGACTTTAAAGAACTAACTGATATGCACGAAATGCCTAAAAATGAAGAGGCTGAAATTGCAGTATTAGGTTGTATTCTATTAAAGGGAAATGAATTATTTGAACAAGCAAAAACACATATAAGAAACCCAGAAGCATTTTACACAGATAAACACAAAATAATATGGAACGCTTTTCATAATTTATACAAGAATGATACTGCAATTGACTTGGTTACAGTAAGCGGAGAGCTAAAGGACAATAAAGCAAATGTATCAATACATTTCTTGAGTGGATTAACAGATATGGTTCCACATACTCATCACGTTGAAGCATATGCAAAAGACGTTTGGATGAAATTTATACAACGAAAAGTAATTCATAGTTCAAGATTACTATTCAATGCAAGTATGAATAATAAGAAAAATGTCTTAGAAATTATTCATCAACACGAAAAAGCCATTGAAGACTTAAAAGATACTACACCAAACAAAACTGTAGAGACTGAAGATATTATTGGCGATACAATAGAAACATTGAAAACAGGTAGTAATCTAATACCATTTGGCATTGAACAGCTAGATAAAGCAGCAGGTGGTATGACTAGAAGTGAAGTTACAGTTCTTGGTGGTAGACCAGGACACGGTAAAACAACACTTGTGATAAATATTGTAAAACGATTATTAGAACAAGGCTTTAAAGTAATGTTATTTAATCGTGAAATGACTAATGTTGAGATGATGAAAAAGATATTAGTTATGGAGTTTCCAGAATTTAGTTATGAAAAGATTCGTAAAGCTGGAAACA